ATGGCTTCATTTAGACAACGCAACGATACATGGCGAGCCGAGATAAGTGTAAACGGAATTCGCGAAAGTGCAACCTTTGATACAAAAGCACAAGCAAGAGCTTGGGCCTCAAAACGTGAGACTCAATTACGCGAACAATCGCATGGTAAACTTCCTGACCATTCATTTTTAGAAGCTATAGAACGCTATTTAAATGAAGTAAGCATAAAAAAGAAAACTCATGAAAATGAAGTCAAACGAATGGCTTTCTTTAAACGTGAGTATAAAAAGTTATGTCAAAAACAATTAGCCAAAGTCACTACAGATGATTTAGTTCAATGGCGCGACTCCCGGTTAAAAGAAGTGCAGGGCGCTACAGTTCGTCGTGAAGCTAATATCTTGGCTTCTTTATTTACTGTTGCTCGAAAAGAATGGAAGTGGATAAAAGAGTCTCCAATGGCTGACTTAACTTTGCCGCCACCATCAAAGCACCGGGATAGACGAATAGCTCAGGATGAAATTGATAGATTATGTCTTGCTGCAAATTGGGATAATAATGTCCCTGTCAATTCAACTCAGCAAATAATTATTGCTTTCCTGTTTGCAATTGAAACTGCAATGCGTGCTGGTGAGATTGTTGGCTTAACTTGGGATCGCGTTTATTTAAAAGATAGATATCTTGTTTTGACTGAAACAAAGAACGGTACTAAACGAAATGTACCTTTATCTAAACGAGCAGTTGAATTGCTGACATTATTAAAAGGCTTAGATAGAAAACAGGTGTTTACTTGTAATTCTCAAAGCTTTGATACGCTATGGCGTAAATTACGAGATAGATGTCAAATTACTGACTTGCACTTTCATGATACCCGGCATGAAGCATGTACACGACTTGCAAGGAAATTAGAAGTTTTAGACTTAGCTAGAATGATTGGGCATAAAGATTTAAGAAGCTTAATGATTTACTACAATGCTACTGCAAGCGAAATTGCAACGAGGCTAGATTAGCCCCGTTTGCGTGGTCGTCCTCTTTTAGGCTCATCATCAGACTGTTCATTCAACCAGTTTGATAATTCTGCCAAGTTCCAACGTCTCCCTTGACCGCACTTGATAACGTAGCGAGGTTTAGGGAAGGTTGGCAGGCAGCAAACTGCTGCCTTAAAGTGTACATCTCGATATCCCAAGAACTCAGCAGCTTGAGAATCATTTAGCCAAATATCTGAAGGTGGTAACGCTACAACAAAGTTACTACCTATATTCGCAATTGCTGTCATTTCACCCCTCCTTACTTTCCGCTTTAACTTTATTACGCAACTTGATCAAATCACTTAATGAGGTTGGTTTAAAATCCGTATCTGAAAGCAAATTTAAATTCCAACCTGTTATATGGCCCTTGATATTTGTGGTGACAAACTTATGGTAATTCTCAATTGAATATTTATTAATTGGGCTATAACCAATTTCAACCAGCAAATCACAAACAAGTTTTAAGGGCTGATCTTCAGTAATAGCAATTTTCATGTTTTTAAATTCACTCATCCCTCAGCTCCCGATTCATCCATTTCAATAACATCATCAGTAAATTCACGAGAACCAGGTGTAGCGAATTTTTCAGTTGTCCCGTACTCTTCTTGAAGGTATGCGTTAAAAAACTCAGATTTATTCATCACGCGAAAATCATCTGGCAAGTGGCCTTCAGCATCCTTAAATATCTTTTCAAGCGTTGAACGCGTAGGGTACTGACCAAGAGGGAGTGACATAGTAACAATTGCTTGTTGCCCATCTTTATTAACTGCATAAACTTTCATTTCAAGTTTAATTGGTGCGTTCATTTTCATTTTTCAGCTCCCGATTCAATATCCAGCTTCATTGCACCTTCCTCTGGATATTCGGTCATCCAAAAGTAATAGCCTTTGCCACTATGACCATCTTCAAAAAATTTAATAGTTAGTTCAGTTTCAAGTTGATCTAAATCATTTTCACCATCTGGATTTACAAATTCGAGAAGGCTTTTTAATTGGTGACCATTAAGAGTTATGCTCATTGTTCAGCTCCCGATTCGCTTGCTTCTAACATCACTTCATAAATCGATGCAGCGTCATATCTGTATTGACTATCTGACAATGCCAATCTATTTCCACGCTTAAGCATCTTGTCTGTAGGCTCCTTAGGCACCAAACAGTAACCCTCTGGCACCGCCTGAGCTTTGGCTTTTTCTTGCCATGCATACCAAGCTCCATTGATAAATGATTCTGCACATGAGTTGAATGGTAAGTCGTAAAAATCACCATTAAAATGAGATTTTTCCTCATTCAGTATTTCTGCAATTTCCGAAAGCTTCTCAAAAGCCTCTCTTTCCTTATTCAAATCTGTCATGTCGTCACCCAATTACTGTAAATTTAAAATTCTTTAAGTTAATAGCAGTCATCTTGTTGCAGTGCTGACACTTGGTTCTTGCTCTTTTCTTAAGCTCATCAAGGTCTTCACTAATCTGCTTTTTCTGCTCTGTAATCCTTGCTTGCTGGCTGGACCAATACTTCATAGTGTCTTTGATCCACATCACAGGATTTACTTTTGCTCCGCACTTCATGCATGTAAGTTCTAAAGCTTTAGTGTCAATCTCTACTTGTGCATGCTGACACTTACGCAGATTTGTTCTTGGAAAAGGAACAACATTTTCTTCGACATTCAAAACGATATGATCTTGAAAAGGGTAGTTCATATTCCCTCTGTATTCTTGATCTGTCATGCTGCCACTCCTAATTTTGGTTTCCAATATTTAGCAAAGTCAGCTACTTCACGAACAAGAGCCTTAACATCTGATTCCATGTTTTGATATGAGTGCTGGTGTAATTCGTGGTAGCTCTTAATTTTTACTTCTGTTAAACCATCCACAACTTTATCTAAGCCTGAGTGTTCAAATACTTGGTACTTAAAGTTGTCGTATTGCTTAACTAATAAATATGCACGCCACTGGAATGCATCCATATATTTATCTGGATCAAAGGCAGCAGTAAGCTTGTGGTCAATTAGCTTTGAACTAGTCTCAGCATCGATTTTTGCAACCAAATCAACATCATCAAAAATCCGTGTGACATACTTTTGTTCACGAACATCACCAAGTTCTAGAGTCCCGTCTAGGCCTTCACTAAACAAAAAGTTAAACCCCATTTCTTTTGTGACTTCATAATTAAGATCATGCTCAAGAAGGGCATGAAAAGCTGTGCCGCACTTCATTGCCATATTCTGCGTCTTTCCTAAGAACAACTCTTTAGCGAGTTCCTCTGAGGTCATATCATCATTCGATATGCCCCAAAGGTAGCTATCGAGCATAGTTGTCGATAGCCTGATAATCATGCTGTTTGCTCCTGAGGCTGAACATTAGTAAATGTCTTGGTTTGCCCATCATAAGCAAATCCATATTGTCTAGCTTGCTCAACAGCTTTGTTCCACATCTGGCGAACAAATACATGACCTTGTGGAAGTTTGGCTTTAAGCTCTTCAAAGTCTTCAAGTGATTCAGCGGCTAGTACTTCTGAATCCCAATCATCCAATTCTTTTTGTGCTTTAGCCTGAGACTCACTTAGACTATTAATGTGGTTCTTGGCCTGATTTAGAATCGAATCAAGTTGATCTGGTTGTACATCTAAATCATTGAGAATAAGGTTTCCAATTGCTCCTGAGTCTTTCGCGTGAAATGCTGTGCTTGGTGCAAAATAAATAGCTTTTTGGGTTCCTTGTTGCCCTTGATGAGTTGTCATGTATCCCATCATATCTGCAACCTTGTAGGCTTCTTTTTTACTTGCACCTACCATGTCAGGGCGAAAAATAATGTCATCACCTTTTTTATCTTCGGCAGTATGAGCAAGAAGGATTACATCCTTACCAAAGCTGCGCAAAAGATTAAACCAGTGAGTGAATGTTCTGTTTAGAGTGCCGTAGCCTTGAATTGATAATTCATTTGAATTACGACGGCAGTTTTTTTGATCTTTAACTAGGTGAGCAATGATCACATCAAGCATACGACCAGCTGTGTCTACAATTACTGTGTCATAACCTAAAAGATCATTTGCAGTTAATGATGAAACCTCAGACCAGTTATTAACCTGAACTGTGTCTTTACGGTATTTGCCTGCACGATGTGCGCCTTTATCAAAGTCAAAAAGGATAGGATTCTTAGCCGAGAAAGCTAAAGACGTTTTACCAATACCTGGATCACCATAAATAAAAGTAATTAAGGTCTCTACACGCATTGGCTCTTGAGCTGTAACAATTTTTAGTGCCATTTTCTAATACTCCGTAGACTGGCTTAAATCACATTACGATGTAGCTATAACAAACGGTGCATTGCCCATCGTTACTAACTTGCATCAGATCTTTGCAGCAAAAACACCATTCAAACTTGACGGGCTTTTGCTTCTTCTTGTTCTTTTTAGGAGCTTTCTTTTGCACTGGCGCATTCATAATCTTCTCCTAATTCTTTTCTACTGGGCGTTGTTCTAATGACAAATCCCAATCTGAAATTGTTTTTCTTGGTTTATTGCCAAAGAAGTGAAGGTACTCATTTGCTGGAAGCCACTTCCCATAAGTCATGGGTACAGGTGGAACATCAAAACCAAAAATGTCACCATTTGAATCTTGTGCAATGAATTGAACTTCTTTAGGTGCTTCCGACCAATCGTATTTAGTCTCCATCACTCCACTCCCGCTTCTTCATCTGCCAATTCTTCGGCGTAGTATTTAAGCTGCTCGTTTAAGTCAGCCACTTGTGTTGATGTGAGTTGAAATAGAAGGCCGATAGGAGTCTCTACATATTCAGTGCCAACAACTTCAACATGTGTGCGGTCATCTACTACGAGTTGGTCGTAAAACTGGTCCTTGCTATCCTCTGGATTCATAAGAGAGCCAACCACACGAACTTGCTTAGTAACATCAGCAACGATCTTGCATTTCAAAGTTGCACAGCCGCTTTCCAGTTCAAATGAAACTGTGTTGTCTTTAACTTCATACTCACCAGACACTTGAAGCATTGGAAAAGAAGGGCACAGCAATTCTGGCTTGTTAACTAACATATTCATTAGTTAGTACCTCGTATCTTTCTGAGTTGCTCTACGACTTGCTTGATCTCTTCTTCGGTACGCCAAATACCAATAAATGTATTTCCTTTATCACCATGAACTTCGTAGGAATAACGACGATAGCCATCTGTTTTTCCGTCATCTAAGATGTAAACGTGACAATCTTCTTCTGGCTCAAAAGGCTTCGGCAGCTCAAGTTCAACCTTAATGGTTTGAGGTTTGAGGCGGAATTTATACAAACCATTCACAACCTCTTGTACACTGAAATAAACAATAGGTATCCACTCTTCATTTTCTTCTGAAAACCCTTCAACCTCTTTCCCATCAGCCAAAGCTCGCAACACATCCGCACCGCTAATCAAGGCTGGGTCTTGGGGTTGAGTAATAGGCGTCAGGCTATTCGCAATATAGTTTTCATAGTCATTTGATTTATTAATAGCTGATTTACACCATTCACCCTGCCAGTAATAAATAACCTTGTCGCTAGTTAAATAGATTGATTCATCCCGCTTGTCGCGATGAGTCGCATCCTTCACATCATTACGCTTCAACACAACAAGGTCTTGAAGCTGAGGGAGGGTGAGTTCTTTATCAGTATCTCCACCCCATCCCATTCTTAATAACATTTCATCTGGGTAGGCCGTAATAAACGTATAGTTGCCAATGCGGTTATAGTATTTTCCGCAACCAAGCCAACTGTAACCCAACTCAAAAAACAACTCCTGAGCCTCTTTGCTCTCAGCTTCATCATTAACTTTGATTTTGTAGTTATCCATGAGAGGGCTCCTTGTCCAAATCAACTTCTTTCGAGCGTTCAGCAAGCATTGCGTCTGCTAAGTGATATGCATTTCTAGCCACATCTTCATCAATTAGATAGAAGCCCATGTTTGCAGCAAAGCCTTGCATAGCAGCAATTGCAAACTGATCACGTAAAGTTAATGTTTCCATCACTTCACCCCCTCAACCTGCACACGCACATACATGTTCTGTTTTGCTTTGAGTTCGTTGGCGTATTGCTCGTCGGCACAGCCTTTTAGGAATGCAAATACAATGAAGGTGATAACCCAGAAAGCTACGAATGCTTTCGAGCCATCCCTAAAGGCTTGGCTAAACTTGTACTTTTCAATTCTTTGATTCATACTTATCTCCGCATTTGATGCAAACCGCCTAGACTCTGACCCCTATGGCGGTTTTTGTTTGTCGATGAGATAATATTAACTATGGTTAATTTTTTAGTCAAGAGAAAAGTTAACATTGGTTAATCTTTTTATTAACTATAATTCATGTTTTAATAGACAAAAGAAAACCCACGCTGGGTGGGTTATTTGGAGTTTATTATGAATAGGAATTGGCAAAGTTCTAAAAATTATATAAATGAAAAACTCTTAAATAGTGAAGAGAGCATCACCTTAACAAAGTCGGTTGAAATTAATTACAAGTCCGTAAGCATTCCACCTGCCGAACAAGATCATATTAAAATTCAAGCCCTGTCTTTTTTCTGTGACAGCCTTTTAGTGTACGCAGAGACAGAACAGGATGAATTCATATTAGGCCTTAACAACCACACTTATTTGGAGTTCAAACGCAAGCACAATAACGATGAAAAAACTAACCAATTCCAATTGATTGGAGTACGTTCGGTAGACTCTCTAGACCAGCATCAAGTAGTTTTGTTGCAAGGTGTGTTAGCGAATCCGCAGGTAGATTTTTTATCGCTGAAGTAACGGATTCCTTTTGGGTTTCAGGTAAATCCATTTGGCTAATTTTATCAAACAGTAGTGTGCGAAATTGCTCTTCATCAATCTTAACAAAGATAGTGTTGAGCTTCTCGTTTACTTCGCGAGTTAGGCCGCCATCTTTTTCCAAAAAATCGTAACCCGTGGTTGTTAGCTCTGAATAACCAAATGAGTCATCGAGGTTTGTTAGGTTTTTCACTATTAAGCCATGATCAACAAGGTATTTAATATTGTATTCCAACTGGTTTTCAGGAAATTGCTTCTTCAGCCCATCCAAATAAAGTGCTTCGCCTTTGGATTGGCTTTGAGATGTTAGTTTCAAAATCTCCATCCATATATTTTTATCAATCATTCTTTTCTCCACCCGATCTGTTGTAAAGACTGTGTCGGGTTCACAGTTTATTAATCTTTTGTGTTATTAATTTTCTGTCCAAGCTTTCCTTCTTTTACCAACTGCACGACCTGCTCATTAGTAAGCACAGGAATAAAGACTTTGTCGCCAATATCTTTAGAAAGAATCTTCACTTCTTCGGCTGTTAGCACCAAAGCTTCACCATGTTTCGCAGCATCATTGATGCGAGCAATAATCTGGTTGATTGGTAGTTTAGAGTTGTTCATAAGTCTTCCTGTGATTAATGCGAATAAGGATGTTCTTGTCTGTGCTGACTTGGCGGCACGATATCTGTAATAGCGGTAATACTTTCAACTTCATCCATGTCAAAAGATAGGCGTTCGCCACCATTAACAGCCAACAAACTCAAAACCCCACCATTTATTCCAACAAATTCCTTAATTGTGCAGCGTCCATCCTTTAAGCACACTTGTACAAATTCAGTTGGAACCGGTTCAGCATCTGGATCGCAAACTACATACCAGCCATTACGAATTGCTGGAAACATTGAGTCGCCAGTGCCTTTAATACCATAGGCTCTTGGACCCGCTGTATGAGTTGGAACATATCCATCACCTGCGTTCCCATCATATCCCATATCTGTGAAATACCCATCCATACCCATCTTTGAATAGGCTTTAACAGGGACATATCTTTTTTGAATAGGGAATGGCTTATCTGATGTTTGAACAAACTTAACAGCATCTCCACTATCTGGAATATTGTACTTCTGCTTAAAGGCTTCAATATCAAGAACATTTAATTGAGGTAAATTGTTCGATTCCTGTTCAACCGGTCCGCCATAAAGCAACCAATCGTCACTCACACCTAAAAATTTCGCTATGACTTTCAAGTTTTCCGCTGTAGGGACGCTAGTGCCATCTAGCCATTTCTTTACAGCAACAGGAGATTTTTTTGTTGCTCTTGCTAAATCAGCGGCTCTTAATTTTTTTTCTTCAAGTTTTTGCCTAATTCGAGAGTGTAAAGACATAACAAATATTCCAAAAACATTAACTAATGTTAATACGATCTATTGAAACTATGGTTAACAAGTGGTAAATTGGGTTTATTAACTATAGTTAACTCGGTGTAACCATGAAAATTAGTGATCTCATGACATACCACGACTGCAAAAATCGAAAAGAGTTGTCTGAAAAAACTGGATATTCAACTGTGACCCTTTGGAAGTGGGAAAACAACGGTATACCAGCCAGAACTCAAGCAGTCCTGCAAGTCAAAACCAAAGGCAAACTTAAAGCCGATTTACAAGCATTAACCGCTTAGGAACTAAACCATGAGCAAAGTATCAACCGAATTGAGTGCAAGGGCTAGAAATGAAGTTTCTAGAGTTTTGCAAGCCCTTGCATCAAGCAATCAAAGTCAGGTTGCCGAACAGTTAGGGATTGATCCAAGCACATTATCACGGATGAAAAATGATAGAAAATCCAATGGCTTGACTGAGCTTGAGAGCTGTTTGGTGCTATTGGACATTCTTGGATTTAAAACTGTACTCAAGAAATATCGAATGATTAGTGAAGAAAAGCTGAATGCGCTTTTTGTGATGTCAAAAGCGTGGATGGAAAGCAAGCAAACCATTGACGATCTTTTTCAAGATGACATTGAAGATTTCGGAATGTGTTTTGAGCTTGGTTACAAAGAAAAAGCCTGATGGTGACAATCAGGCTTAGTGTTCAAACAAGGTGGATTAAATGAACCATTCAATATTAGCAGACATTGAACTAAATCGGAAGATTAGTTTGTTTCAAAAAGCGGTTGAGGCTTATGTGCTTAATCGAACTCTCGAAAACTCTATGGCATTGGCTAAAGCGAAAGCTGATTTAGCTGCATTTGTATTGAGAGGTGTTTGATGAACAACATTCACTTAACCAAATCACAAATTAATGAAATGGCAGTAGCTGCGTGTGAGTTCAATCCGCAAGTTTACTTTTTGTTGTATGACTTTGAAGTTGTCTATGTTGGCTCATCTGAGAATGTTCATCTTCGAATAAAAAATCATCTTAACTCTGACAAGCTTTTTGACAGCTATGCAGTTATTGATTGCTGTCCAGATCATGTATTGGCTGTTGAGTATTTTTATATTCAGAAATTTAAGCCGAAATACAATAAGAAGCTTAAGCCACGGAAGGGTGAGATTTATCAACCTTCAATTGTGGAGTTGGACTATGTCTAATTTTATTTCTAATGCATTCATGATGCCAAATGACCTTATTGATAAGGGTTATATGGCAAAAATGAAAGGTGCAGCTCTACCTTGTTATTTATTCATAGTGCGAAAAACACGTGGGTGGAATAAGTCAAACGATAACATCAGCATTTCACAGCTTGTTGAAGGTACGGGCTATAAAAAAGATGCAGTTCTAGGTGGTGTTGAACAGTTAATTACAATGGGTATTGTTGAGAAAATCTCTTTCCAAAATCGCCCATCAAAATACATCTTAACTGACAATATTATTGCTGTCGGAAATACCGATAGCGATAATTCCGCTGTCGGAAATACCGACACTGCTGTCGATATTTCAGATAGCAACTTGTCGGAAATACCGACACACAAAAACAATATAAAAACAACTAATACAAAAACAAATGTAATTAGTGATTCAAAGGCTAAATTTTCATTTGTTGAAGCACTTAAAAAACTTGGTGCAAATGATCAATTAATTAAAGACTGGTTAGCTGTACGCAAGACTAAGAAGGCATCTAACAACCAAACTAGTTTTAGCCGCTTTGAAAGCCAACTCTCTAAAGCGAATCTTGATATCAACACTGTATTAAGAATCTGCATTGAGCGTGACTGGAAAGGTTTCGATGCTTCATGGTTAGCAAACGTTAATCTTTCTGAATACCAAGAACAAACTCAACAAACTATCCCTGAACAACCAGCAACACAATTCAAAGGCGTTGCTAAGAAATTTAAGGGGATGGACCAATGATTGAATTATTTTCTATCCCTGTTGAGCAAAGCATTCTGTCTACGCTCATGACGATTGATCAAGCTGCTGATGAGTTTATCTCACAGATCGATGCTCAAGATTTCTTTGCATCACAACATCAAATCATTTTCGCTCACATTAAAAACCAATTGAGCAAGGGTGAATCATTTGATGAGGTGACCGTATTTGAATTGATCAAGGCGAATCCTCTAGAGATCAACCAGATTGATGAGCAGTTCATTGTTAACTTGATGAGCCGTGTAAGTAATGCAAGTTTGTTGGTTACTCACATCAAGAAGCTTAAAGATTTATCTACACGCAGAAAGCTTCAAGAGACTAGTAAGCTGATCAACTCAATTGCAAATGACTTGGTGACGCATACTGCTGAATCTGCTGTAAGCAAGGCTCAGTCTTTAGTTCAAAACTTAGATTTTGGTGCAGGTGAAGACAAGCTTAAACATGCTCATGAGTTCTCTAAGCAAGCTGTGAAAGAGTTCCTTGATCGCCACATGGCAATTCATAACCAAATGCCATATGAAGGCGGTATCAAGACTGGCTTTACAGCTTTAGACAATAAACTTGGTGAAATCAGTAAAGGTGATCTAGTCATTATCGGTGCGCGCCCTTCAATGGGTAAAACAACGTTTGCTCAAAACATTGCAGCAGACATGATGATTAACCAGTCTTTACCAGTTCTGTTTATCTCAATCGAAATGAAGGGCAGACAGATTGCACAGCGTTTAATTAGTGGCATTGGTGGGGTAGAGCTACGCAAAGTATTAACAGGACATATTGATCCAAATAGCGACGATACACAGAAGGTGAATAACGCTGCTCTGGTACTTGAGAAAGCACCTTTGATGATTGACGACAACAACCGTGCAACTGTGGCAACTATCCGCAGATCAGCAAAGAAGGTCATTGCTAAATACGGGAAGCTTGGAGCGATCTTTGTTGATTACATTCAGAAAGTTACACCGCTCACTAAAAACAACTTTGGCCGATCAGACAAGGATATTGGTGAAATCTCAAATGAGCTTAAACGCATGGCAGGCGACTTTGATTGTCCTGTAATTGCCTTAGCCCAGCTTAACCGTAACTTAGAGAATCGCCCAAACAAACGCCCTGTTAATGCAGATCTAAAGGAATCAGGCGACTTAGAGCAAGATGCAGACATCATCATGTTTATTTATCGCGATGAAGTCTACAACAAGGATTCTAAAGAAGCAGGTACAGCAGAAATCATCATAGGTAAGGCTCGTAACGGCTCAATTGGCACAGTTCGATTAGCTACAGACTTGTCACGCGCAACATTCGCTGACTTAAGCCCTGAATATTACCAGTCAATGGAAGAGAGAGGTGCAGCGTGAGTGTGCAAGTCCAAGTAACTTCAATTGATCGCCAGAAGATGCAATTCAACGTAGAGGCGATAGATGGGTCAAGGGTGATTCTTAAGCGTGCATTTAACTTCAAGACGGAAACGAAAAAGCACATTGAGTCAGTGATCAATAAAGAACTTAAGACTTTCAACAAGCCTTCATATGGCGGTATCGAAATTGTCTTTATGTGTCCAGTAGGAGCGTTCTCATGAGATTAGCAGATGATAAGCAAACCCTAGATTGGATTGAGGAAATTGGCGGTGAACAGTACGAGGCTAAATTCACTCATGGGACAGTCTACGGATATAACAAGTTCAAATGTCGTTGTGAGTTTTGTAAGGAAGCTAAAGCGCTAAGTAATCAGCGTGCAGCTTTGAAGCGTGCTGTTAAGGCTAACCCACCTCAATCAGTTTTGATTGTTGGAGGTGCAGCGTGAAAGCAATAAAACGAGTTAAAGCATTCCAAAACATTTTTGACATTTTGTTATTCGCTACACATGCAACACAACCTTTCACGATGAAGGATTTGCATGACTATGTGTTAGATGCACCTAACAACACTATCCAATGCTATGTGCAGGAATTAATTAAAAGCGGCTACTTGGAAAAGGACTCATACGCAACTTACAAGGCAACTCAATACGCAAAAGACATCCTGAATGTTAAAGGGGAGCTGAAAGCATGATCGAATTTGTAGATTACACCTCAATGATGAAGCTGCGTAGAGCGTACAACCTCGGTACTCGTAATGAAGAAACAAGAGCAGCAGCGAACCTATACGAGAAATTAAGAAAACTGAAAATGCTAGACCAGCTTAAGCAGGAAGCCATTACTAAACGTTACAAGGAGGCGGTATGAGCAAGAAAAAGGAGCCAGCCATGAGTGAGTTTAAAGTCGGGGATTGGGTTAAACGCACAGATAAAATAACCGAATCTATATACCAAATAAGCAGTATTGATAAGGGTCTTATCAAGTGTAATTTCATAAAGAATGGGGAAAACTGGCGCCTTCATACAACTAAAGGAGAGATTGAGTATGCCACCCCCGAAGAAATAGCAGCAGGTCACCGCATTGATAAACCCTCGAATTCGGGGGAATTAGAAACCCTAGACAAACCAGAAAACCACATTTCGCTGAATTGCAAAGTGGAGGAGCTTAAAGCATCTCATCACGGTGAAGTGATTGGTCATGAAGTTCACTTTAAAAAGATCAAGCAAGAGCGTGACGAGCTGCAAACCTTATACATCCAACAAGGCATAAACATGTTGAAGATGCAAAAGCGGGTGGATGAAGCAATTAGTTTGCTTGTGGAAGCAGAATTATATCAATCAGAGCCAAATATTGATTTAGCGGTTAAAGCGCTCAAGGGGGAAGGGCAGTGAACTTTGATAATGAAATGATTAAAGGTATTTCTCAAAGTGAGTTTGAAAAAGCTTTTGCAAAGCAGATGATGAAAGATCGAGTTTCTGATCAGATGCAAAAAGATATGGAAGCTCTTCAAAAACTTAACAGTGGCAATTATGTGATTGTGCCAAAAGAGCCAACTCAAAGAATGCTAAATGCTGGTCATGTCGCAATGAATCCTATCAAAGGGTCAGACGTCCATTCAGGGACTAATCAGAAGCGTCGTGAGTGCTACAAGGCAATGTTAAGGGCTTATCAGGAGTACGGTGACCAATGACCACATTCAAAGAGGCTCAAAGGGTCCAGTCACAGAAGGCAGCTCGTTCTAAGCGATTTAATCGAGTGCCTACAGAAGATCAAGAACAGATGACGCTCATGAGTTGGGCGCATCGTGTGAAGTATGGTTCAGGTCGTTTGAGTGATTACCTATTCCACATTCCTAATGGTGGCTCAAGAAACATAATTGAAGCTGCAAAGTTTAAGAAGTTAGGGGTGAAGGCTGGTGTTCCAGACCTACAGCTAATTGTTCCAAATGGTGAGATACACGGGCTTTGGATTGAATTGAAGTCAAAGAAAGGGAAATTACAACCAAGTCAAAGGCTCATGATTCAACGCTTAGAAGAACAAGGTTACATGTGCAAAGTCTGCTTCGGTGCAGATGAAGCCATAGATGAAATTAAAAAGTACTTAATGATTTAGGGTGGCGTGATGGGATTGGTGAAGGTTTGGGATAAAGAAATTAAAGGCAAGCTGTATGCAGTTGGAGATATTCACGGCTGCTACAACTTGTTGATGAATCGCCTCAATGAGATTGGCTTTGACTTTGAAAATGATCTTTTAGTTGCTGTTGGTGATCTCGTTGATCGTGGTGCACAGAATCTGGAATGTATCGAGTTGCTTTCTAAGCCATGGTTTACATCAGTTCGCGGCAATCACGAGGATCTATGCATTGGCGGCTTACATGATCAGTCATATAAACGTTGCCATATAGACAATGGTGGTGAGTGGTTCTACATGCTTGATGGTCAGGCTATGTACAACATTGCAAAAGTCTTCTCTGAACTACCTGTTGTCTTAGAGATAAACCATAAGGGCAAGAAGTTCGGAATTGTGCATGGGCATATCGAACAGAACGATTGGGAGGAGTTTAAAGACTCGTTTAGTCAGCCATCTAAAAACCGTGCTCCATCAGATTTAGCTATGTGGGGTCGTGAGCGTCTTGATACTGACAATCAGCAATACACGCATGTAAATGGTGTAGATGCAGTGATTATGGGGCATACAGTAACTCAAAAACCATGTAAGCGTGACAACTGCTATTGGATTGATACCGGTGCAGTTCATTGGGGAACTATAACAATCTTAGATTTAGAAACTATTTGAGGGTGACGGTATGAAATCAAAGGTAGATGTAGATGCATTAAAGCTCACACTCCAATGGCAAGGATTCTTTCTAAAGGGATGGTTTGAAGATCATTGGTGTGACCTCAAGGACTATGCAGAAGCTTCTTTAAAGCTGCTTCTAATCATCCTGAGAATTTTGTTTTCTCCCATTCTCATTATTTATGTCATTTGGCAGACCAGAAAAATGTATGAACAGATAGCGAGCGGAGAAGCCAACAGAGAAAAAGTCAGAAATCACATCAAGAAATACGGCAAGTAAGGGGAAAGAGATGAATGCAGTAGTAACGGGAAAATTATCAAATCTTGAATGGGTTGGTCAGCAAATGAGAGCTAAAACGGCAAGCTATGAAACGTCTACTGCATCGACAGGAGAGAAGGCGCCTACTTGGGAAGAGCGTTGCGGGGCTATTGCTTCAATTGAAGATGAAGCAACTAAGGCATATTGTGAGATATTAGTTTGGGGTGATTCAAGAGACACGACACAGGCATTCAAGACACTTGTGGAGCATATTGGTGAAATCTTATATGAAGCGGCAAGCAAAGAGCGCCAGCGACATCACTTTGATTTGAAGCTGTTCTGCATGAAGGTGGCTCGAATGCAGGTATTTTTTAAGATGCGTCCAGTGATCAAAGAAGATCGTACTTTGCAGGGACAATTGAAGTTCTGCGGGATTGATGAGATCAAAGCTGACACATACAGCAAAAACTATGCTTACCTTGGTGCGATGGTAGATATTATTTTGAAAGACATGGAAGATGAAATCGATTTCTATGTAGGGCAATACCGAAAAAAGCTAAACAATTGA